ATTCTTTTCACCTAGCTGTGCCACCGACATTTTGGCGCTGATGACACACTTTGTTTCGCTGCTGTGCTGTAGACCAGTAAAACCAATTGATTCGGCGCGGTGGTTATTGCCAAGCATTCTGATTGAGTGCAATGTGCGCCATGAAGCGCTTCTGCCGCGCTCGTTGATTCTTTTGTTGGCGGCGTCAACACATTTGCGCTGGTGTTCAGCACTCCAAAATTTTCCTCCGCCTTCACCACCTAATTTCAAATTCATGCAAAGGACATCATCGAGAATTTCTTCATTCACCAACTCTCGTTCGCGCTTCTTCAGCTCTGATCGAGACGGGAGGAACTCGAGAATCTCTTTCGAGTGTTTCTCTTTGCCGTGCTTCTTAATTGACTTCCACAAGAGCTGGCCAGAGCCAAAATACCCGTCTTCAACGTCATCGGTGCTATGCATGCCAATGTAGTACTTACCAGACCCGTCGTTGCGGGTGATCTTGTAGATGTAGTGGAATTTGCGTTCATTTGCTCGTGTCATGCGCTATTTAGCTGACCGGCAAATGTGTTCCGGTGGTGGGTCGTGTAGGACTCGAACCTACATCAGTCTTCTTGTAAGGAAGGCGGCTAACCTCTCACTCCAACGACCCAATGATAACGCGTACTCCGCTTTCAGGCGTATTCGTCAGGCCTCCAACACCGCCACAGTGCTATTGCCCGCCTTGGTTTCTTGCGTGTTTGGCACCACGCTCAGGAGTACCCAGACCGGTGACTTAACCTAGAAGGTGTTATCAAATTGGTGCCCTGTGGAGGAATCGAACCTCCGCATCCTCCTTACGAGAGAGGCGGTCTACCACTAGCTTAACAGGGCGTGTTTGGTGCTGCAAGGTGGAATCGAACCACCGACGAATCCGTACCAAGGATTCATGTTACCACTAGCACTATTGCAGCATGTTCATCGAAGCTTGGTTCCGGTCACAGACTGGAGAAGAGTCCAAGCTTCATCTTGCTTACCATCGGCAAGCAAGCGCTTCATCTCCTCTTTCTGTTGATCAGAAGCGATCTGATAGAACTTGAACATTTCCATCATGCCGATGTTGCCCTTGTAAGTGGCTTCGGTCAAAGTTTCGAGGAGAGGAAGCTTCATATTATTTGGGGTGTACGATGCGGTCCATGCCCTATTTAGCATGGCCGGCTATGCGGTCCAGGTCCTGAGGGATTCGAACCCCCACCAACGGTTTTGGAGACCGGTATGCTGCCGTTACACTAAGGACCTAATGACATGGCGGGCCACGAGGGATTCGAACCCCCATCTGCACGGTTTGGAGCCGTGAATCTTGCCAGTTAGACGAATGACCCATGTTTGGTGGGAGCCGTGGGAATCGAACCCACATCGATCTGCTTAAGAGGCAGGTACATAACCACTCTGTCAGACTCCCGTTGTTTGGGGTGAAAGGGGGAATCGAACCCTCGATGACTCGTTCACAGCGAGCCGTGTTGCCACTACACTACTAACACCATAGAATTTTGGCGGACCCGACGAGTTTCGATCTCGCTGCCTCTACCGTGACAGGGTAGCGCTCTCCCAATTGAGCTACGGATCCATGTTGTGGAGCACCGGGAGGGAATCGAACCCCCGAGCATCTCGTTTGCAGCGAGAGACATTACCATTCTGACACCGGTGCATGAATAAGTTCCAACAAGTTTGTGCAGTTTGACGGGGGATTCATGGAAAAGATGATAACCGTCAGTTCGCGTTCGGTTGGAATGTTCTTGGTGGTGATGGGCGGAATCGAACCGCCTTCTGACACCTTATGAGAGTGGCGCATTACCTTAATGCTACATCACCATGAATTCTGGCTCCCCGGGCTGGGATCGAACCAACGACATTCAGATAACAGTCCGACGTTCTACCGCTGAACTACCGGGGAATAGATTGATTGTAGCGTACTCGTCACACGACGCATACGCAGATTGGGTTGGTGCCCAGTGGAGGAATCGAACCTCCGCATCCGCCCTATCAAGACAGAGTTCTACCACTAAACTAACCGGGCATTGTTGGTACCTAGTGATGGAATCGAACCATCTTCTGAGCGTTATCAGCACTCCGTTCTACCATTGAACTAACCAGGCATTGTGTTTGGAATCGCTGACCGGATTTGAACCGGCGTCTGCTCCTTGAGAGGGAACCGTCCTAGACCACTAGACGACAGCGATATGGAAAATGTACTTTGCTCCGCGGGCAGGGATCGAACCTGCGTCACGCTCTCGCGTCTCTCCGATTAACAGTCGGGGCCGTTACCAACTCCGGTCACCGCGGAGCAAAGTACATTTTTTGAAGTGGTGCACCCCCTCGAAATCGAATCGAGCTTCACCGTTTTTCAGACGGGCCTAGTCACCAGACCTAGTCAGAGGTGCGTGTTGGTGGGACCGGCCAGACTCGAACTGGCAACACCCTGCTTTTCAAACAGGTGCTCTACGCGATTGGAGCTACGGACCCATTGTTTTCTTGTTTCCACGCCCACCCTTCCTAGCAACTTCTTTCATGAAGGCGGCGTATTCGTCATCACCCATCTTTTCACGCGTTCTTTCAGCGAGATTTTTATGGGTTCCGTTCTCAATTTGATCACGCGTATTTTCCGCAGCTGTTCCCCAATAAAGATGTTTGGGATTTGAGCATTTGCTGCCGTTATTGCATGCGTGGCAAAGGTGAACTTTCATTCCTGATGGAAATTCGGTATTGAGAAATTCCGCAAGAACTCCTCGAAAATTATTCCTATGCCCTCCACGCTCCGCACACGGTTGCGTAAGATCAAGATGAGATTTTCTCTCATCTAGGCTTTTGAGCATGTACTCTGAAATTGACTTCACCATGCGGATATTGTAATCCGCTGGGCTGCAAATGGTGCCTGCTCTTGGGATCGAACCAAGGACCTATCCCTTATCAAGAGATTGCTGCTACCACTGAGCTAAGCAGGCATGTGGTGGACCCACGTGGAGGAATCGAACCTCCGTGATCGGGCTTCGTAGGCCCAACACCGACTCCATCGGACGTGAGATGTTTTGGCGGAGCATACGGGACTCGAACCCGTTTCGAAGCGTCGACAGCGCCACATAATAACCCATATACGAATGCTCCATAGGTTTGGCAAGGGCTGTCGGAATCGAACCGACGTCTACTTGGGTCAGATCCAAGTCACTTTTCCAGTTAAGCTAAACCCCAATAGAACTTGGCTGGGGAGGTAGGACTTGAACCTACATACTCGTGCGAGCGCCTGCTTCAAAGGCAGGTGTGGCTACCATTTCACCACTCCCCAATAGATGGCAAGGGTAGTCGGAATCGAACCGACCGCAACCGGGTTCAAAGCCCAGAGCAACATCCATGTCATACCCCAATAGTCATTGTTTGAGAGCCTCACGCTTCAGTCGTCGAGTTTCTCTCATTTTCATCTTCCAGATGCATCGCGTACGGGAATCGAACCCGTCTCATCTGCTTGAAGGGCAGAGGATCTCACCAGAAATCCAACGCGATATGTATCAAAGCGAATCAAACAACTTGACGTAATGTCGAACTTTTCGGTTAGACACACCAAGTTGCTTGGTGAGCCGCGCGGTGAATCCTCTTGTTCGAGGTTCGACTGCAATTGCATCAAAAATTCGCTGCTGTTCTTCTTGTGGCACGGCCTTGAAAGCGGCGGTGCCAGCTTCGACCATGTCAAGGTAATTATCCTTTGGCGTTCCCCAATACAAATGGGCAGGATTTGAACACTTCGGAATGTTGCAGGCATGGCACAAGAACGCCGATTTACCTTCAGGAATTGTTGTACGAAGATGATGAGCAAGAAGACCTTTGAACACCGTCGATGAGTGCCCACCGATCAAAATGCAAGGTTCATCGAGTTTTAGATGTGCCCTTCGTTCTTCACGAGTCAGAGCCATGTGCTCTGAAATTTAAACATGGCGCTCCCACGGGGATTCGAACCCACGCTTTGCGAGTTGAAAGCCCGCTGTCCTCAAACCAATAGACGATGGAAGCATTGTAACATGATGTTCTTGGTGGGAGCGGTGGGACTCGAACCCACGTCAGCCGGATTAAGAGTCCGGTATAATCAGCCGCTATACGACACTCCCATGTCATTCTTCAAGACACCGTGAATTCCGCTCCAGCGTTGTTCACAACAGCACGACACTTCGTGTCTTGAAGAATGACAGCTGCTCTTCGGAACTCAGTCCTCATACGAGGATCCACATACGTGAATCCCCCAGCAGCTGTAAAAACCTATGCGCCTTTTTCGCACTCGTCTGACTGAAGACTACTCGTCAGAGTCCTAGCGGTCCGGCTCTATTTCTATCCCGCGAATCCTGACGCGGTTTGAATCCTAAACTAATTTTTGTTGTCTTTGTGGAACCAACGTAAAACTTTGGGAATTTGTCTCCAAGATAAGTGGTCAAATAAACTGCAAACATGGTCTGGAAAACAAAAAGGGTACCACTTTCGTAGTACCCCAGGCTTTAGGTTGGTTAGAAAGGTCGCTTACAGCGTCTCTTTCGTGCCTCCAGCCTGGGGCGTTCGATCGGTTTCAATCATCTCATGCTTATTCTGAGCACGATCAAATCGCTGGCATTCTTGCCAGAATCGATTTGTTTTGATCGTATTCGTGAAGGTCATGATGATGCTCGAAGAGTGTTTGGTTAGTGATGCTACGTTTGCAGCGTCGATGTTGTTATCTTAACAAGACTTTTGACTTTGTACACTGTCTTTCGGGATCAGTGAACCTGAGGTTGTCTTGTTCAACGTGATCGTATTTAGCGAGTTCGCCGAAACGGGCCCGTTTTACTTTTGTCCGTACGTCCCGAGTTTTTCACGCTTTGCGAGGGCTTGCACTTCGATCTTCTTCTGACGAATTGCTTGGCTTTGTGTCAAGCCGTTGTACAGCGTTTTTCCATCAACACGAACGACATATGAGTACCCATCGTCGCCACCTCGTTGCATGTACGTGACGCGACTCCAAGTGCCCTTACCATAAAGTTCATCGTACTTGGCAAGCTCATCTTTGCGCTTCTGCGCGTCGTACTTTGCCTTTACTGCTTTTCGCTCTGGCGCCTTCGCCTTGTATGCTTCTTCTGCATCTTCCTCTTTGCGGAAGTGCTCAATGACTTTGTCAATCTCTGCTTGAAGCTTTTCTTTGGTGATACCAGTAAAAGCAAGCTTGGATACTTCACCAAGACGACGAACGTCTTCGACTTCGGTCCTCTTGTCAAAGTTCATCTTGAAAGCACGAACTTTACCCTTCACGATGTTCCTTGCGAGGTGGGCTACGCCAAATCGAGCCAAAATACCAGATCGTTGAGTGCACTTCACAATTAGCTTATCACCTTCTTGTGAGATGGTAAGCGTGCCGATTTCGCCTTCGCTCAAAAGTTCTGAGACCTTCATATGTTCATCCTGGTGCAATTGTGTATTTAGAAGAACGGATCAATGAAAACGAACTGATCGCCTCGTAGGCAGAAGTTCTTCCGGTTCCCCATGTCCAACTTGTGCCCAGCTTTCACCTGACTTACAAGGAACTTAGCGAACTCTTGGAGGTCCTTATCATGCTCGTCCTCAGCAATCGTGGCCCAGCCGGCTGGGCCAAGCTTTGCAAGGTTGTTGATCTCATTCATGCCAGCGATGTTGGCAAGACGATCAATCATTGCTTCCATTGCCTCTACAGACACTGGCTTCAGCATTTCAATGAACGCGATGGAGTACGGCTCATTAGCTGAGCGCGACACATTCCAGTTCGCGTGCAACTCTTTAGTGAAGTACTTCGTGCGTCGTTCACTGGAGAAATCATCTGTCTCAAAAATGCGTGGAACGTATTTGTTGTGTGGATGCGACAAGCAAAACTCAAGGTACTCTCGGTAGCCAAGGTCATCATCCATGAAGATCTTGACAGCAACATGCGGCAGTGTAGGGTGTTCGAACACCACTGAGTTCAGTCCATTTCCTACTGGATTAAGACCCATGCCCTTGAGACGCTCAACGTAATCCTTGAACGTTTCTTCGTGCGCCGCTTCAATGAGCTTAGTGCGAACGAATGGCGTATGCTTTGGTAGCGAAGCCTTTTCGAAGAGCTCACGCACTCTCATGATTTGACCTCGAGCACTTTCAAAATCTTCGGATTAAAACAAATGAAGTGCTTAAGGCCTTCTGAGCGATCCAAAATGAAGCCATCCCAGCCTATGCCCGCTCCGCACATACGTTGAAGCCACTCACGTTCATACCCATGATAGAAGTCATACCATATAGACTCCATGGCTTCGCGATATTCATTTGGGCCATGTCTATCCATGATTGCATCAACTGCGGCACGAAGCGCCGATTGGCGATCGCTACCCCAGTTTGTCAATACATCATCAGCGTCTGGTGATTTGGAAATCAAGAACTGTACAAAATGCCGTTGCAAAGTGCGTTTCTCTGGCATCATTCGCGATTTGACGATCTTGGCTTGCACTACGTGAATGTGTTTGCCATACATCTTTGCGTCATTTGGAGATGACGTGAGGTAGATACCAGGACCTTCTTGATTCGTCGCATCTTCTCTTGCAGTGTAGTCGAATGTTTCAATCACGGTGTTTGAACCGTGATACCAAATAACTACCGCTTCTGACAAAAGTTCACGAACTTTCATCACTCTTCCTTCTTAGCAGATGCAGTACGTGCAAACAGCGTTGCGCCAAAGACTTTATCAGCGCCGAGTTCTTGGCAGAGGCGGAACAGATCGCTCATAGTGCTACCAGAAGAGAGCACATCATCAACAACCATAACTGTCTTGCCATCAAGGGTGTCGTCAAGATCACCGATGTCCATGATGTTCTTCACGAACTTGGCGTAGAACTTTGGCAGCTCCTTTGAGGTGATTACGCCGTGCTTCTTGATAGAACGGTACACGGCATCACAGATGTCTTTGATGGCCTCGTTTCGCTTATCCTCATCACCAGTAAACTTCTCGTCCATGTACTTGTAGTCAATGAACTTCTTGGCAATGTACTTCAGCGCCTCTGCACGGTCTTCAGGAAGATCAACGACCTCAGTCTTTTTGAAGGCACCAATCTTCTTCGATTCAATGTTCAACTTATCAGCGAGCAGAGAAGCAAAATCAGTCAACAGTGAACTGGACGATTGAGGACACACGATGACGTCAGCACGCATGTTGGCGCGCTTAAACTCGTTTGCCATGTGCGTCGTTGCCTCATCGAGAAACTTCTGACGACGAGCTTCACTGAACTTGAATGGACCTTTACCCTTGAAGGACTTCAAGAGTTCTGTGCTACCGCCAGGCTCTTCGCTCGGTTTATATGAGAACGCGTAAAACACATCGAGGCCTCGGGTGAGACCAGATTGTCGGCCAAGCGGTCGCCTGTTGGTGCTGATAGAGGTTGGGGTACTTGGCTTACGCGAGCTATCTGGATTGACAGCGGCCATAAGCTCATCGTCCTTTGCGAAGACGTCTTCACAAAGGGTGCAGCACTCAAGAAAATGTTTGAACGTAATCACGCTTAATCCTCGCTAGGCTCCGGGAGATCTTTGAAGACGTCAAACTTGTCGCTTTTCTTATGGTCAACGGTGCCATAGCAAATGTCGTACTCATGTGGCTTGTACCACCCTTTGTACTTCGCTTCAACGCGCGCATCCTCAACACTGTCGAATGGACCGTCAGCGATGGCGTCATCTTTAACGGCGACAATGTACCAGCCAGCTTGCTTATCGGCCTTGGCTTCAGCGTGATCATTCCAGCCAGAATGCTCATCTGCTTCACGAATAGCCGACATTGCGGACTTCATCGCCGCAAACACGCGGGGTGCGCGTGTGCTCAGTTGCTGGGCCGCTTCAACAATTCCGCGCTTTCCCATGTCAGGGTCTGTGGCACCAACCACCATTGGAAGATGAAAGCGATCGAGCTCATCCACAAATTCCTTGAACACGTCAAGTTCAGCTTTCGCTGCTAATTGGCCTCTTGACATTTTACGATCAGAGGCTGATTCAATGGCTAGAAGTTCGCTGAGCAGTTTCATTTCTTCGGCCTTGCAGAAACGGTGATCCAATTCTTTTCGCCAGGATCATACTCAACCTTGACGCCAGGGAATTCCTTTTCAACTTCGGCGCAAATATCACGAAGAATCTTATGGTACTTACCAGTCAACTCTTGCCAGTCATAATCCTCGTCGTCTTCAACGTCGCTTGGAGTTTCCCAATGCCCCCAATCGCGGAGCTCAAATTCCAATCCGTTGCCGTATGTAGGACTAATGCCATGCGTCATTGAGTATGACTGAGAGTGCCTTAGCATCTTGCTCCTGGCAGAATGAAGGGCGTCCTTCAATGTAGTCTCGGATACTTCTCCGGTGGACGACGTTGGCTTCGGCTCAACCTTCGGTTCAGGCTTGGTAGGTTCCTTACGCGCAACTTCGCGTGGAGCCTCTGGCTTCGAAAGAGGCTTGAACTCTGTCTTAGCGTCAGCGTGATCAGCCGGGACGATGTTAAAACGACCTCGGCCTACCTTCTGAGACCGAAGATAAGCCGGGATAAGAATGTCATGCTTGTCCGCAATGGCTTTGATTTCCGGCCAGGTCAGGCTCTTGACCTTTTCCGCACCGTACATTTCCTTGCCAAGCTTGTAAAAGCCATCTGGAGATGCGCGTTTTGCCATCTCCAGGAGTGATTGGATGAGTTTCATATATGGCTGATCAGATGATGAAGTCAGCCATATTTACGTCACGGGTTGTGTCGCTTCCAGTACTCGAGGGCTTCTGCCAAAGAGACTTTTCGACCCTTGTCAGTGTCCACGATGAAATCCAGGAAGGGTGGGGCTGGCAGAGCCAAATTGATTGTCCAGCCTTGCGTGCCGTCGCCAATTCCAATCTTCACCGTGTTGTTCTGAACGGTAACACGAGTCACCTTACGCTTACCAGTCGGCTGTGGAATACCAGCTGGGTGCTTGCGGATGTTGACGTACAGTCGACCGGTTTCTGATGTGCGAGCTGCGGCAGACTGGGCAGTGCCGCTGTCCGACAGCACCCTGATGTGTGACAGTTTCCTGGCATATATCAGATGTTACCACCTTACGATGATCGTGTAGTGTTGGTATTTTGGACCATTGCCTTCATCGTCAGAGAGACCACGTGGCACGTATGGTTGACCATGGGGCTGAAGGGCGGCCGTGTACCCAAATCCCTTAAGCGCGGTGATCAGCTTGGTTTGGAATTCCGTTAGGGCGCCTGGTGCACGCTGAGCGTGGAAGGACACGTCCTCCACGTTTGTCAACTGCATAATTGAACTAAGTGGAAGGATACGCCGCCCAGCTTTCGCTGCTTCTTCTACGGCTGGGCCGATCAGCGCGAGGCACTTTTCAACTTCAGCATCGGAGCGCTTCACCAATTCGAGAGCTTGGGCGGCGGTAATCATCACTTGCCTCCAACAACGACTGGCACTGAACCGATGATGCAAGTGCTCTTGGCACAGGTTTCGCTGTAGCGCTTGATCTGTTCAAGCTGGATGAACTGCTCAGGCGACAGGCCGATCGAGTTGCGGTACGCGTTGTCTGCGTCGGCCTTCGCGATCTGTTCCTTCTTGCGTTGGATTTCAGCTGCTTCAGCTTCAATCAACGTCTTCTTCCGCTGTTGCTGTGCTGCCGTCTCGTTCATCTGAGCAAGCACGTTCTCGTTTGGTTGAGCACGGCCAAGTGATACGCCAAGAATTCGGAGGGGTAGCTTCGCGTCAACCACGAGCTTCTGCAGAGCGTCCGTGACTTCCTTGTCGACGGCCGAGGCGGCTTCAACGTCAGACATCATCTGCGTCATGGTCTTCTTTTTAACAGCATCACGCACAATTGCCATGAACTGTCGTTCGATGTTGTTTTCAAACCATCCTTCAGCACCGAAGTTCTTCACGAGCGAAACGGAGTTCGTGAACTGGAACTGAATCGTTGACTCAAAGTCCAACAGAATGTTGTCAGCGGATGAGAGGTCATCGAACCTCACGACCACCGCCGATGGAGTCATGCGAACAGGCACGACTGTCGATGTCCTGAACAAGAGCACACGACCTTCTTTGACTGTTTCAGCGCGAACACCTTCATGGCCGAAGAAGTATGGCTTGTCAACGATCACCAGTTCTTGACCTGGTTCGGCGACCTCAGTGTGCATGAACAGCAGCCAAGTGAGGAAGAAGCCGAGGACCGTAAGAAAGGCAACCACCCCACCAACAATCAGGCCAATGTTCAACTTACGTTCTTGAGCCATAAAATTTTCCAAAGTTAGACAAAGTAGTGGAATTATAAGAGACCGTGTTCACGCGGTGTCACATGAATACGGGTTCAGATTTTGGTGGATTGAAAGCCTGTGTTCCCAAAGCGCCTCATTCCTAGTGGATCGAAGCAAGTACCCTGGAAGATGGCCGTAGACTTTCACATTGTGGTCAAGGTAATATCCCGACAAGCTTCATCAAGCACTCCCCAGCTCGCGCCACGCGGAGAAGTTGGGAAGCCGCAATCGCGAAGTTGCTTTGCGACCCACTCCATCTTCTGTTCTTGCGTAAGCGAGTTGAAGTGCGACTGGTATTGTGGGTCAGTTGCCGTCGACACCAACGAAAAGCAGATGTCGACGAGCTCCTGCTCTCTAGACTTTACAGCGCCCATGTTTGGGTTTGCCACCAAGGCTTCGTGTTGTACTCGGCGTACTGGGCATCCAGTTTCGCCTTGACTTCGGCCATTGCCTCTGCCGAGACAGGACCGTCACCGGCAAAGTC